AGTAAACCCGGAGAAGACGAAGGCATTATAGTAGATCGTTGGTTCCAGGAAGTATGTCGCAACGTTGTGGCGGAAAACTACGAGCAATGGGAAGCCAATCAACCAGTAGACGCCCGTCCTAGAGTAATAGACAAGCGTGATGTTGGTAACGGGCGCACAGAGGCAAGTTAATGGACGGGCTACCTATACCAAAAACGTTAATCTTTTATCAATTGATTAAGATGACAACTAAAGGTGGTATTAATTTACACTGTACCGGCGTTACTCCCCCCAGTGGTTATATAGGGTCCGGATTTTATCGAACTCGAGACGAGGCCGAACATAATCGTACTTTAGAAACCCTTAAAGAACAAGATGGTGCCACATACCATGTGTTTGAAGTCTCATTCCCCAATCCTATATATAAAGAATGCTAATCTATGTCAATGGCGATAGTCATAGTGCTGCCGCAGAAGCAGTTAACTCATATGCGTTTGCAAACGATGATCCGTTATTGTGGAGTATGGGGCGCAGACCGCACCCCGACAACGAACGTGTGAGTTATGGGTGTCATATAGCAAATAAGTTAGGTGCCATACTACATTGTGATGCAGAAAGTGCTAGTAGTAACAGTAGAATATACCGCACTACACAGGATTACTTACGTGACTACGGTAACCCAGATTTACTTTTAATTGGATGGAGTACGTGGGAACGTGAGGAATGGTGGGATGATGGAACTAATAAATTCTGGCAAATCAATGCCGGAGGTATTGGTGAAGATTGGCCACAAGCCATCAAGGATCGATATAAAAATTGGGCTCTAAAATTAAACTACCAAGCAGAAATCAACAAAGCACACAGGGCTATATATAATTTTCATCGTAAATTATTGAATGACGGTGTGGTACATTACTTCTTTACCTGCTTTGAACCGTTCAACAATGTTGAAAAATTGGACTGGGATGAGTGCTACTTAGAACCGTATGATAAAGACTACACTTACTACAATTGGTGTAAGAATCAAGGGTTTAAAACGGTAAATTCCAATAGTTACCATTTTGGCGCAGATGCTCATGAGGCATGGGCTGAGTTTTTATATCCCAAAATTGTCCAAAGTTGCTTGACACGGAATGGATAATATGCTATTATAATGACATGAAATACCTAATTGTAGACGCAGCTAATACTTTCTTTCGTGCAAGACACTCAGCCAGTCGCCAAGCAGACACTTGGGATAGATTGGGTTTCGCCGCGCATGTCACACTAAACTCAATTGCCAAAGCATATCGAGAACAAAAGGCAGATCATGTCGTGATCTGTTTGGAGGGACGCAGCTGGCGCAAGGACTTTTATGCCCCGTACAAAGCAAACCGTGCAGTTAAAAGAGCCGCGGCCACAGAAGCCGAACAAGAAGAAGATAAACTATTTTGGGAAACTTTTGACGAACTCAAAACGTTCTTTACAGAAAAGTCCAATTGTACTGTTCTCCGGCACGAAGCATTGGAAGCAGATGACTTGGTGGCAGGATGGATACAAGCACACCCTGCAGATTCGCATGTAATTGTCAGCAGTGACACAGACTTTTATCAGTTACTGGCAGAAAATGTTGTGCAATATAATGGCATTAGTGATGAGTTACACACACTAAATGGTATCTTAGATAAAAAAGGCAAATTGGTTATTGACAAGAAAACTAAAGAGCCTAAAAAGATTCCCGATCCCAAGTGGATACTGTTTGAAAAATGTATGCGTGGCGACCCCACAGACAATGTGTTCAGTGCTTATCCAGGTGTACGCACCCAGGGCACTAAGAACAAAGTTGGCTTAATGGAAGCATTTGACGATAGAAATAGTAAAGGATTTGCGTGGAACAATCTCATGCTTCAACGTTGGACTGACCATAATGGTGTCGAACACAAAGTCCTAGATGACTATCATCGTAATGTAACTATTGTGGACTTGACTGCACAACCTGATGATGTTAAACTAAACATCACAAAGACTATTACAGACAATAGTGTTGTAAAAAATATACCACAAATTGGCACAAAGTTTTTAAAGTTCTGTGGCAAGTACGATTTGAAACGTATCAGTGACAACATACAAGGTTACGTGGACTTTTTATCAGCAAGTTATCCGGAGAAAACATGATTACATTAAAGCAATGGCTAGAGCTGGCTAATTACAGAATTAGCGAAGGCGAAAAGTATATGTGGGACTGTTACGGCGAAGATACATTTATGTTAACCAGCTGGAATGGCATACATGGCAAAGGTGGTTATAGCACCGACATTACCTTTGATACAAAGACACAAGTGGTATTTGAGGTTTGTGTTTACGATTATACTAACGATCGTGCTTATAGAATGATCAATCCCCGGTATGCAATGGCACATACTGAAGAAGCCAAGACACGTGGTGTTGACATGAATACTGCTTGGGACGGTGTTGACTATATAGAACTAGACGTTGAAGAAGACTTTGTTGAAAAAGCCACTGCTATTTTATCAGGCCAAGATTACGACACACGAGTTATGATACAATTAGAACTTGACAGTGAGCTAGAGATGGAAATTTATCGTAATGCACATCGACTAGATATGACTGTGAACGAATACATACAAATGGCACTAGTAGAATTGATTAAGGCCCGAGCTCCGGAACTATTGGAGACTGTGGATGCTTAATGGGTTAACAGGAAGTCAATACATCAATACCTCGGGCGGTGAAGTCACTGGCGGCCCATACATCAATGCCGAAACCCCAGTACCTGCCTTAGCCAAAGGTGCAGTGAGATTCAATAACGCCCGCTTTGAAACATGGGATGGACGTTATTGGACCCAGGTTCATGGAGCATATAGCTCCATAAGTCTAACGCCCGAAGCCGTAGAAGCAATTGGGTGGGTACGTGAAAAGATTGAAATGGAAAAGCATATCGAAAAACTTGCTCAAGACAATGAAGCAGTTGCAGATGCGCTGGCCACTGCAAAGGAGAGTTTAGACCGGCTACAGGTCATTGTAGCACTAACAGACAAAGATTTAAAATGATTAAATGGTTATGTAACAAAATAGTACAATGGGGTTCAGAGTACGGCAGATGTGATGAAGAAGTGTATGCCAATCCAGTTCCCAGTGGTAGCCCCAGTAGACGCAAAGGTAGTCGTGCAATTCATATTTCGGAAACTAACAATCCCGACATTCCAAGAACATTTAGATTTGATGTCAGCGTGGGACGTGGTGGTGTTGTGTTAATTACAAGACGCTATGATCCTAAAAAGGATGAGACAACTGAAATCTTAAATGTCATACACGATGACCAAGACATTGCTGCCCAGATTGGCCAAATTGTAGCAATGGAAATGATCAAGTCATGAAGGACTTGGTAGAACACAAGCGTCGTGTCGACAAAGCATACAATGTATTATTTCCAAAGCCCCGTAGTTGGAGATTGAGATTTTTTCATTGGCTCACACAGGGTCGAATAACAATAGAGGAAGAAAACGTGGCAACAAATTTATACGGATCCGGAGCACAATCAGCAGTGGGTCAATTACACACTATTAATCTAAGTGGCAATAATAGTATGAACTTACCCGGTATTACATTTAAAATAACCAGTGCCAATGGTGGTACAATTATTAGCGTTCGGGAAGAAACGTCGAGCTCATCATATACAGTTGGTGGCGCCGGTGCAGAAGAACTTTATATTATACCCGAAGATGTAGAAGACTTTGATAGAGAGTTAGGTAAAATAATTACGATGCACAGGATGAAACAAAAATGATAGAAACTATTGCTAAACCAGTAATTAAAGATAAATTTTGGATTGTTGAGCAATACGGGGCTAAAATTGCCACCATACAAGCAGTGGATGAGAATGGTGGATATGTTTACGTACACGACAATGAGCGTGAACATTTTCCCAATATTAAACTTATTAGTAAGAAATACAATATACATTTTGTTAAAGCTGAAAAGCCCACAAAGGTTACAGATAATCTAGTATACGGGTTTCCAGTTACCGGCATTGCCACCAATCAAGTATTAGATGTACAACGGTACTTGCCCATATATACCAAAGGCAATAAAAGTAAAAGTTTTTATTGTGCTGGATACTACCTGGTAAAATTTGGTAGTAACTGGACCAAACAGTTTTGTCCTAAATTAATTACATTAAATAGGTATGAATACCAAGGACCTTTTAGATCAGAGGAAAATGCAGTAGTTGCATTAAAGGAAATTAATGGAAGATAAATTAAGTATCCATGTACGTGCATTTAATGAAAAGGTGCGTATTATGAATCAAACACAAAAGAAAGATCTCATATTAAGTGCTCCGGAAGCACGAAATCTTCACTCAGACATATTTGCATTACTCACACAGATTGCAGAACTAACAGATCAACCCAAAAATACTGAATCGATTGCCCAAATCAGTATGGATGGCGGTGGATTCAGATAAAGTGCGCATATTAAAGTGATAAATAAACTGTAGTTCAAGGATTTACAAATGAGTCGACCAAAGCCAACAGTATTATTAGATCACGTAAACAAAACCACGTACAAAAGCGAGCAAGTATTAGAGGCCGATGGTATCTACGCAGTCTTTTACGATAGTAAGCCTATCAATTTAAAATCACACAATATACTTGTCAGCTATCCCGGACCCAAATATAAAAAGGTCAGTTTTTCAAATAGCGGACATGCCATAAACCTTTGTAAGAAATTAAATACTTTATTTAAAACTGAAAAGTTTACAGTAGTATTATTGAAACAAGGTGACACAATCTATAAACCCTAATCGCAGAGGTGAGTGGCGGGGCAAAGCAATATCCGCCGCTGGGTATGATCCACGTCGTGACTTTACTTCAGAATCATTTGCACGTTGGTGGTTTAATAGCATAAATCCCACTAGTCTTAGATTAAGCAGAGCCGGAGCTAAATGGTTTATTGATAATGCAAAATTCCAT